TCTGAGCTTCAGCAGCAATTCGTGCAGCCTCCATCTGTGCATTCGCTGAAGTATTAGCAGCACTCTTAGCTGCGTTACCTGATATTTGACTTCCTATTAGGTTTCCACCTACTGTAGCTATTGCAGCCGTAGCAGGATCATTACGTTCTCCATATGCAGGTCCACCAAAAGGATCTCCAATAGGATCATACATTCCCATAGAGCGTGTTTGTGAACGACTTGCATAAATTTTATTCAACATAGTTGCACCTATCGCATTTTAAATTAATTTTACCGTTGTCTTTATTCATTTCATAAAATCCTAATCGTTTACAGAACTTAATACCTTTTAAATTATCTTCCATTACAGAAGTGACTGCAAAACCATGTTCTTGTATTACTTTACCTAATATGTTCTTAATATATTTTCTAATTGATGATGATGGTTTAATACCATAACCAACGTGTAACTCATTACCTTTCTTTAACACACCACCAATAACTTGTTTGTTTTCTATCAGTGGTATTACTTCCCAATCTTTTAAACTATCTTTAAATGTTTTATAATCAATAGTGGTTCTATCTTTAATTGATTCATAGATAGATTCTAGAGCATTCATTTAAGCAGTTCTTTTCCACATATACACTACAATGTACGGTTGTAAGTTAGCATTAGTTGCACTTACTCCACCAGTCGATGTGTTACCTGATACTGTGTGTGTATGATCTACGTTGTTTACTTCAGTGCTTCCTGCTGCAAAGTTCCATGAGTTTCCTGAATCAGATATTACAATGTTTCCACCTGAGCCTACGGATTCTAATTTATTATAAGTATGTACGTGGTTTTGATTTTGTCCTGATGTAGTTGCACTAAACGAGTGATTGTGACTAACTAAAACAGCATCAGCAGCACCACCAGTTTCTGCTACTGTGTCAAAGGCTGCATTACCACTATCTAGACCTACCATGACTCTACCTGCAGCGAAGGCTGTCCAAGTACCAAAGCCTAGTAATGTAGCTGGATTAGTCGCTACAGTAGCGTTGATATAGATAGAACCTACAGGATATAACGCTTGTGCTGCAGTGGTTACAAACGCTGTAGTAGCTACCTGAGTAGTGCTTGTCCCTGCTGTCGCAGTAGGTGCTGTAGGAATACCTGTGAACGCAGGAGCTGCTGTATCTGCTTTAGTAGCAATAGCACTGGCTATAGCAGTAAACTCATTATCTATCTCTGTACCTCTAACAACTTTACTTGCGTTTCCAGTAGGAAGTGCATCCTTTGATGTGTAGTTAGTGATTTTTGTATAATTACTCATGTTTAATCCTTAGAGATTTTTACCTTCTTTTAATAAAAAGTCTACCTTCTGTATTGACAAAGGATAGCCGTTAATCTGTGCTTCAAAGCCTATCTGTAAAACTCGACCAGCAGTGCTTGCATTAATTCGTTTTGTATCTAGTTCTACACCATCAGCATATTGAGCAATACCATATTCACTAATACCATATTCCGATATAGGATTAGCAGCTAATATAATAGTACCACCTGAAGGATTACGACTATAATCAAAACCCCACTTAATAGATATAACTTGATTACCGCCACCAATAGCTACAACACCTATTTTCTTTAGAATCTTTATTGTGGTTGGTTTCTCAAAGTCAAAGTAGTTAGTATAATAAGACCATCTATAAGCTGTCTCATTATCATAGTATTCTCCGTATGTTCCTACATATCCTCTTTGACCTACATATAATTGTCTTGCTGCACTCACACAGAATGCAGTAGGATTAATACCTGTCCAGATAGTTGCTCTAGCAGCACCATTCTCTAACTGTCCTCTAGTATCAAAACAATATGTAAACCCTGTAGATGGTAATGCTAATAGATAAAAAGCATCAGTAGGATAATAGATTGCTTTAATGTTTGCTTCTGTTTCTGTACTAACTTGGAGGATTAAATCATCACGTACATTTTTAGATACATCTCTAAACGGTAAAGACTTCTCTTGGATAACTCTTTGTAAAGACTGTATACCTGTTTCAGATAAGAATAATAAGTCTGTACCTGCTATAGACTGTACTGAATCTCTAGCAATACAACCTACACCTTTGATTACATCATTTAAAGCTAAGTTAGCAGGGACAGTAGGATTAGAATAAACAATAATATGTCTACGACACATAATGATTAAGAAGCCATTGTGTGCCACTATAGACACAATAGGATCACCAGTAGGTATTACTGTGCTTATGTCTAATGATCCTGAAGTACCTGTTGTAAAGTTACTAGGGTCTTGTAGGTCACTAAAGTATACTGTTTGTGTATCACCTGTAATGTTAGCAACCCATAAACGTCCATAAGCTGTTAAAGAACAGTTAGGCATAAATGTTGTTGTCGTATAACCTGCAGGTAATGTACCAGTGTCACCTAAGCGTTGAAAGCCATAAGAACCAGTGTGAGTATGTTTTGGACCAGTATCAACTAAAGTTAGTACGTTTCCTGCTGTATATCCTGTTCCAACAGCCGTAGTAGTTACACTTGCTATTGCTGTGCCACTTACAGTTGCTACAGTAAAGGTTGCTCCAGTTCCAGAACCACCAGTAACTGTTACAGTATCACCAACGTGCCAGTTACTTCCACCAGTAGTTACTGTGACTCCTGTAATATGCCCTGCACCGTTTACTGAAGATACTGTTAAAGTAGCTCCTGAGCCAGGTAAAGGTAACTTATGATAGACTAATATAGGATGATCTTTTTGTACAAAGACGCAGTGTGCTGAAGTATTACCACTGTTATCATATGGCATTGAAGCTATTTGCCAGTTATCTGCAGTAATTGTATAAGTTAAGTTAGCAGAGTTATTTGCATTTCTAATTGCAGAAGCAGTTAATGTTGCTGTGCCTGTATAAATGTTATTATTAGCACAAGTAAATAAGACATCACCATCAGACTTAACAAACTCAAAGATAGTTCTTACTGGATAATCACCAAGAGTAGTAGTGTTTACGTTATTCCAACCCTTACGAGCACCAACTCTACCGTACTTATCAATGACACAATTAAATGCTTCTAAAGCAAATCCACTAGAAAGCTGCACAGATGCATCCTGAGTATTTAAACCCATGAAGCCTGGTGCTTGAATTGCTCCTGTGAGAGTACTTTCAGCCATTAGTTAGCCATCCAAGCATCTTCTTCGAGATAACGTCCTGACTCTAGAGCAATAGCGTCACCTAAAGATTGTTTATATAATTGATATATCTCGTTAGAGTTTAAACCGCCATCTTCACCACGTTCAGCAATAGCCCTTGCTAGTGCTCCGAAGATGACAGGCTCATAAGGAATTAATAGATTAGAAGCGTCAGTTGTTAATGCAGGTTGAGGCTTAATGATGTTAAATCGTAGATTGTATGTTCCGTTAGGGATAGGGTATAAGTCTACCATTGTATCCCCATTAGAGTCTATACCGTTAAAGTTATAATACATTGGTTGAGCTTTGTTAGCCGTATCAATCAAGAATAACTTATTCATATCGTTGGTAGTCTTTAACTCTAAGAAGTTATTACTTGTATCGTCAATAACGTCTATGATTCTAAATCTTTGTCCTGAACCAACTAAGATGTAGTTAAATACATCATGTGTTGTTGTAGCAGTTAGTGTGTCTGATAATGCATTCCAGTTATAAGCATCTTCTGCTTGTCTCTTAGCATCATTAACAAACTTACCAATTAACTTAGAGTAACCATTTTCTTGTACAGATGTTACTTCAGGCTCTCGAAGCCTTATTAGAACATCATTAACAAGTTGTATGTAATTATAGGTAGCCATAATACCCTTTTAGATTTAATGAATAGTATATCACAGTTTACTCTAAATGTCAAGCACTTTATGCTAACATTTTAGTTGCTATCTCTTTTACTTCAGCAACACGCTTCAACCATCCTTTACCATAAGTATCGAATGTAGCTAATCCTTGGTAGAATCTTGTCTTTTCTATGCTAAAGTCTTCTAATAATCTAGTACCATCAGCAGCTTGAATAGCTTTAAGTGTGTTCTGTCCTAATACACCGTCAGGAATGACTCTTAAAGCCCTCTGGAGGGTCTTTCTCGACTGACCTGGACCTGAGTTAATAGCGAAGTCAAAAACAGCGTAATCAACCCCTGAAGGCAGTTCGTCACCCTTCACAGCATCCCAGTAGTTAGCCTTATAAAGAGGTTTAACGTCACTAGGAGTTAACTTCTTCATATCATCATGAGTAACTTGTTTATTAATGAATCGTTCCCAATTAGCCTGAGTACACCCTAGCATCGTGCTACCTTTACGTCCATCAGGTAGTTTATTACCAGGGTCACGTTCATCAGCAGTGAATCCACCTTCATGTGCAATAACTAAATCAAAGGACTTATCCCAATTACTAATCATTTCTTAGCCCTCATGTCTGCGAGCTTCTCAACCGTTCTACCACCGAAGTATGCGAGGAAGCAAATCTGTCCCCACTGCCCTAGGAGATTGACGAATCCTTCTTGTGGACTGTGTCCAAAGGCAGACATCATTGTAAACACAAAGTAAGATATAAAGATTGCAATCAAAGCCATCGGTCTAATGTTCTTAGATAACCACGAGTCTGAACTCATGTCAGCTTGCCATCGATTACTAATATTAGTTTGTTCTACTTCATAGAGTTTAGTGTCGTTAGCCATCTGAGCTAATTCACCGTTCTGAGCTAATGTTGCTAACTCTAACTGTGCTTTAGCTTTAGCCTCTGGATCAGGTATGAGCTTATCAATTAACTTACCACCAATGTTAAGTATTGCGTCAAGTGCAAACACTATTTACTCCTATTGTATAATTCAAATAAAGACTTAACTTTCTCTTCTAAGACAGCTATCTGATTATGCATCTTTGCTAATACAATCACTAGTGTCACAAAGCCTATTAATAAGCTAGACATCTTAGAGATTGTATCGAGCAAGTCCATCAGTTAACAGTCCCACTTCTTGAGTGCTAATGCTTTGCGTGTAGGTCTTCCTTTAGAGTCTTCCATCGGACCTTTAACACCACCCATACGAGCACAGAAGCTCTTACGTCTACCAGCAGCTTTGGGAGACTTTGCAGCCTCTTTAGCGGACACTGGAGGCTTCAGGTTAGCTCCTTCAGTCTTCTTAAAGTATGCCCTACCTTTAGCGTTTAAACCACCTTCAGGATTCTGATAAACTTTCTTAACCATCTTAATAGCCTTTAGTCTTCTTCTTAGCTGGCTTACTCATTCCTGCTTCAGATAAACCAATCGCAACAGCTTGTTTACGAGACTTTACTACAGGACCACCTTTACCAGAGTGTAGTGTTCCTTCTTTATATTCCTTCATTACTTTACCTACTTTAGCTGGTGACTTTTTCATAGTAATCCTTATGATATAAATTTCTTAATAAATAATGTAATAGCAGACCCTATAGCTCCTGCAGTGAGCAGTAACACATAGAGTCCACCTTTGCCTTGATTGATTGTAGCGTTAACTTTCATCATCTCCTGACGTAACAGGTTGACTTCGGTTATTAGTATCCGTACTTCGGCTTCTAATGCACCAAAGTCCTTTCCTGTTATTTCGTCCATGTTACCCTTCGATAATGTCTGTCGGTTTATTCAAGGCTTCTTTAAGTAGTGTAATAAACGCATTCTTACCTACGTTTAATTGATCAAGATTAAACTGAGCTGAATTAATCTTTCTATCTAAGTCGATACAATGTGAAAATAATACCTGCTGCTCTTGCGTAAGGTCTTCATAGTCATATTGAACATCGTCTATTGTTATTTGAGTTTTTTTCTTGTCTTGACTCATATAATTCTCCTAGGTTGTACTACGGTTTAAAAATCTTACCAAGGCACTCCAGCAGCACTTACAGGATTCTTTAATGCCTCGATCTGTTGTGCTAATGATGCCTCTACTGCATCTTTGTCTACTCCACTAGCCCATATCCAATCTAGTACTTCAGCCATAGTTACATTAGCATAAGGTACGCTAGGTGTACCATCTGCCCATGAACAAGTTGAGTATGTAGATGTTGAGTATTCGCCATCGACTGCTGTTGCCTGCCAATGTGCTGTGGTTATAAAACCATTTGATACTTCATAGTTTGTTTGTGATACATTCCATGTAAAAGTTGCCATAATTAAACTCCTATCTTTGTTTTAAGTTGATTTACTTCTGCTTTTAAATCCTGTATTTCTTTAATCATCATAGGTACTAATTTACTGTAATCTACTTGCATCATGTCATCAGGATTTACAGGTTTAGTTACAGCATAAGGTGCTACTTCAATTAATTCTTGAGCAACCATTCCATACTCTTGATGACTTCCATCTGATAACCAATCAAATGAACGAACTTTAATGTCATCAATATTGCCTGTTGGTGCATCTATAACATTGGTCTTTAATCGTTCATCAGAAGTTACATTGTAAGAAGTTAATGTAGAAGATACTGAAATAGAACCAACACCAGTACCAGCAGCATTATTAAATTGAATAGCAGTATAACTATCAGCACCAGGTTGAATGATTAAACCACCAGTAGAACTATTTACTTTTAAACTCATGGTAAATGCTGAGTTAAAATCGCTTGTAGTACCCACTAATAAATGACCATCGCTTGTAATACGCATCCGTTCTGTTGTAGAGCCGTTGGTTGTTGTTGTTCCAAAAAGTAAACTTCCACCATTCTCATAAGAAGAAAACTCATAATTTCCACTAGACAAACGACCAACACGACCAAATATTGTTGAGCTATAAGCTATTTGAAGTTGGCAAGCACCAGCGTTCTCAATGTTTAATTTTGTTGCAGGACTAGTAGTACCTATACCTAGGTTGCCTGAGTTATCCAAGGTCATTGTTCTAGTCGCTGAACCAAACACATTATCAGTAGACATAAATGCAATGCCGTTACCTTGAACATTAAGGAATCCACCACCACTTATAGAATTTGCCGCACCTCTCCATATTCCTACATAGTTACTTGAAATTGTTGAATCACCTAAAGCAACTGCACCACCACCTAAACCATCTGCAACTTTTAATACAGGAAAAGCACTACTTGTAACTTGTAAGTTTGCTTGAGGACTACTAGTACCTATACCTACTAGACCAGTACTAGAAATTCTCATTCTTTCTGCTAAAGTACCACTAGTATTGGCTGTAGCAAATAATAATCTTCCATTTATATTGCTTGAGCCATCATACTCACCAGTAATTTGTCCTCTAATGTACTGATTGGTGCTTTCAATTTCATTGGTTACAAAACTAATTGAAGCACCACTTGTTCCTGTATTTGCTCTAGTATTAGCAACTCTTAATATTTCAGTTCCTGCTCCGTTTGCATTTGTAACTGATGCAGATGCGTGAAGTGTTACAGTAGGACTACTAGTACCTATACCTACATTACCAGTAGAGGTAATACGCATCCGTTCTGTGCCGTTAGGATTAAAAGTTATTGGTAAAGCACCGACTGTTCCTAAAATTGTTTGTCCACCTGTAGAGTATAAATATGAAGTAGTTGTTCCACCTACACGCAAAACAAATGCAGCATCACCAGTTCCATTAACATCTATATTTTTATTTGCAATAGCAGATGAAGAACCTGAACCAACTATTAAATTATTTCCATCAAATGCTAAATTAGCACTATCACTTAATAATCCACTAGCACCTGCATAAGTTACTCGACCACTTGTTAGACCTGTAGCAGTAACAGTAGTGAATCGTCCTGTGGACGCTGTAGTACCGCCAATCGCAGGAGGACTCGCTAAGTATGTGCTAAACCCTGCTCCAGATACTGTAGAAGAAGCTGACAGAGTAGTAAATGCTCCTGTAGACGCTGTAGATGCTCCTACAGTAGTACCGTTGATAGATCCACCAGTGATTGCTGCTGCGGATGTTACAGCAGACTCTTTAGCAAGAGGAATACCACCTGCTGTAGAGCCGTCATGTACTACAACAGTTTTCTTTGTAGTATCTACAGTTACTTCACGAGCAACACCTGTGAACGTAGAGTGCTCTGAGGTTGTTCCTCCACGAAATTGTACTTGAGTAGCCATTATAATAAATCTCCATAATTATAGGTATTGCTACCTCTTGCCATTGTTAAAAGATTATTGATTGTTTCATCAGGGAAAGTTGCTGTTCCTAAGTCCGTGATAGAACCAAAGTCTGTATTAGTAGAAATGTTATACGCAGTGCTTATCGTAAACGCTGCAAAGGAAGCAGATAATGTAGCAGAGTTACCTGATGTAACTGCTGAGGCTGCTGAGTTGGTTGCTGACGTAGAAGCATTACTTGCCTGTGTTGTTGCTGTTGCAGCAGACGCTGTAGCACTACTAGCAGACGCAGAAGCAGATGTTTCTGAAGCTAATGCGTTAGTAGCACTAGTGGCTGCATTAGTAGCCTGTGTAGTTGCTGTAGTAGCACTGTTAGATGCATTTGTAGCCTGGGTAGTTGCCGTAGTAGCTGATGCTGTTGCACTTGATGCAGACGCAGCAGCATTCGTAGCAGAGGTACTTGCGTTACTTGCTTGTGTTGTAGCAGTAGCTGCTGAGGCTGACGCAGCAGAAGCTGCTATGTTTGTTGAACTAAGTGACGTTGCAGCACTACTTGCTGAAGCTGCTGCATTAGTTGCTTGAGTCGTAGCTGTTGAAGCTGAATTAGCAGCATTTGTAGCACTTGTTGAAGCGTTAGATGCTGAAGTCGCTGCAGCAGTGGCTGAGTTACCTGAGTTAACAGCAGAAGCAGACGCACTAGTTGCTGAATTAGTTGCACTAGT